TTCCTGGGGGATTTGAAGAAGAATAGCCTTCAATAATGATAGTGCTAAATCTAACTCTAAACGGAAGTATAGACTCAACCGTAGTTAGTGGTGCAGCATACTCTATTTGTGTTATTGGATAATTGACGGCATTGGGAATTGCTACCCTCTTACTGTAATCATCAATAATTACAGCAGTTGCCATTAGTCAGTTACATCCTCAATGACTATCATTTTACCCTGGCAAACTGTCCAGACTCTATCGGCATCACTTAACTCAACATCAAATACATCGCCAGTACGAAGTTGAATTGTCTGGGCAGAAGTTAGGGAAACTGTGAATTTCCCAATTTGGTCATTTGGAGTTGGACCTGGGGTAATAGTAAAAATAGTACCAGCAGAATCTTGGTCTATGTTATTTTTAATGTCTGGGCGACGGAACTCACAACGGATATCCCAATCTTCAATAATTAGTGGATCCTTGTTATCATCTGTTGTATATACTCTGAATGCTGCTGTGTCACCTTTAACTATAGTCCAACTTACCATTGGTGGTCTTAGTCCAACATCGTAAGAACTCTTTGATTCTTGTCCCCTATAAGTAGCCATTATGACAAACCTGCTTTCAGTGATCCCCAAGTGCCATTTCCTCTTAGTTGACCTACAATAAGAATACCTGCAGACCCAGACTTTGCCACAACAGCAACGGCACTTGAACCAGTTGCTGGCTGTGTTGTTGTTAGTCCTCCAGTTGAACCAACATATAAAATATCTCCTGATGTATAGGGTGTTGTGTTGATATTACTAAATACTCCAGAGATAACAACTACCCCTTCTGTACCAGAAGCCATGGTGGACTGTGCTAATCCAAGTATTGGAAAGGTGCTTAAGTCTGTTGATTCTGATTTTGCAATTGTAGTCTTAACATCAAACCCAGTTATATATACTGGATCACCTTTAGTGATTGATGCTCCACTTACGTTTTTTACCTCTATGGTATGTGCAGATAATCCAATGCTTGGAAGAACTAATTCTAATTGTTCTGCCAATGACTGAATGTCCTCGTGAACATTAACTGGATCAGTTATTAAAGGATATGGTAAATCATATGTTGGAGTTACGCCTGTAGCCATAGTCTTTCTATTATACCACTTCAATCCCGCAAAATAAATAAAATAAAAAAATATTACCAAAAGTTGCTTTCTAGGGCAAAAACATGTTATACTTGGATTATGCTACCAAACGGTAGCAATTGTTCTCTAGGAGGTATATTTTATGAGAAGAGACAAGATGGCTTGGATTGGAATCCTATCTTTGGTTGGACTGGTGGCTCCTGTTAGCAATGTTGCTAATGCGGATGACCTTTCAACCAATAATAATTTAATAAGTAAGCCTGCAGAAGTTGAGACCGCCGACCCCAAGTCGGCTTTTTTGGTTTCTAAGGCAAAAATGTTAGAGCGTTTTGAGAATAAGACAAACCTTACAGATGGAGAGTTAAAGACTCTTTTATCCTTGGTTGGCTTTAAGGGTAGGGATCTTGTTGTTGCTTGGGCTGTTGCCAAGAAAGAGTCTAATGGACGACCTTTAGCATTCAACGGAAATCACAAGACAGGCGACTCCTCTTATGGAGTCTTTCAAATAAATATGATCGATGGCTTAGGCCCAGACCGTAGAACTAGGTTTGATCTTGAGTCTAATGCTGAACTATTCAACCCAGTCAAGAATGCTGAAATAGCATACTATATGACAAATGGTGGAGATGATTGGTCCTCATGGAAGGGTATTACTCCAAGGACCAAGTTTTGGATGAGTAAGTTTCCTAACTAATAGAGTTTATAGGGACTGCCACTTTAGGTAGTCCCTATATTCTCCATGATGAATAACCTTTGAATCTACCCACCAATCTTCGTGGAAAGATCTTTGTACTAAAGAATATCCAAAAGAATCAAGTATCTCTCTTTGGGCATCCCTAATACTTGTATTTCTCCAGTACATATTTGCATCATGCTCAAAGGTAATTAGTGTGAATCTGTATAGGTTTAGTGGTAAAGCAATTAAACCGTGGAGTGTAGAATGGTTGTTTCCGACTGGTCTACCATAAAGATCATACCCAGCATCTATATCTACTTGCAAATAATCAATTTGTTTTGGAAAGTTATTTTTTTCAAAATAGTCAACATAATTAAAATTTAGGGCATCGCCAAAGCAAGGGTTCTTCCTATTTAGGTTAAACTCATCTTTCATAGAGTCTATGACTTCAAAAGATACACCAGACCAATCGTACTCTTGTTCTAACTGCCATGTATTATTTCCATCGCTATAGTGTGCTGCACCTAGTTCAACATAGTGGCCGTTTTTCTTTTTATTTAAAATATCAATAATAAATCTTTCTTGGTCTGTAATATTGTGCTTTGTCATTTAAATAGATCCCCTTTTAATTTAGTTGGTAATTCTGTGGTTCCGTGTACAAAAACGGTAGAAAAATATCTTATGCTATCGCTTAGAACTGGCAAAGAGCCGTGCAATACATTTCCACCGTGAATATACAAAGATCCTGCCTTTGGCTTTATTGTTAAATTTAACTCTGGATATTCTAACTCTCCACCATCGTAGTCATTATTATAATATAAACAAAACCCGTAGCCAATGTAGTATGGAAGATCTGGAATCCACTGATCTCTATGAGGCTTTATAAAGTCTCCTATTTTATATCTGCTTAGATGCATCTTTGATGGGTAATATGAGTAAGATTCTAATAGCAATCTCATTCTTTCATTTATTGAATCAAAAACTGTTATATCTTTAAAAAGCAAGTTTTTACCATACCAAAAGTCTGGTGTCTTATGCTCATCATTTAACTCTTTGTCAAGCCAATCTTCTTCAGTAACGCTATTAATAATTTTATAGACTTCTTCATTTTCTTGATCAGTCAAAAAGTTCTCAACCTCATATACGTCATCAGATAATTTTAATATGTTCATAATTACCTAAAAATTGCATTTCCTAGATGGCTAATATTAAGGCTATTAACATTAAAGTGACCTGGCAAAGAAGAAACCCAAAGTATAGAATTTGCTAGATCTTCTGCAGTTAAAGCATTTTCTTTTTTCTGCTCTCCTGTATCAATACTTCCAGGGCAGATCTCAGTTACCTTTATCTTACGTTCTGGAAACTCAAGCCTCATTGTTTCAACAAGACCTATTTGACCACGCTTAGCATTAGTATAATTACCCCCGCCAGGATGAGGAACATTTCCTGCTATAGATGTTATAAAGATAATTGTTGGAGACTCTGCTTTTTCCAGACAAGGAACAAAAAGTTGAGAAATATACATAGGGCCAGAAACATTAATGTCGTAAGCCCTTCTAAAGTTATCCATGGTTTCTTCTATAATTCTTGTTGGGCCAGCACCGCCACCTGCATTATTTACCAGAAGGTCTAGAGTAATATCTTTATATTTTTCGTAGAACTCCTTAATTTTATCTTGGTCTGTAACATCTAAACTATAGATTTCTACATTGTCAGAAACTAGGTCTTTCATTTTTTCTAAATTTCTAGAAACTGCAATAACCTTATAGCCATTATTAGACAACAACTTTACAGTTGCTCTTCCAACACCCCTACTTGCCCCAGTAACAATTGCTGTTTTCATCTGTTGTCAGTTGGCTGTGTTCCGTCAGAAAGATCGTTATACCAGTGCATTGGAATCATATACTTAAATCCAGACTTTACGATATGGGCTGTATGATGATATGGAGGTGAAGATGGAAAAATAAGAACGCTTCCTGCTTCTGGTTTAATTCCAATAGTAATCTTACCAGTATCTTTTGCTATTTCATAGTCTTCTTCAGGCTTCCCATGTATGATTGGAGCATCTGGAGAAGTAATAGTAAATGATATTTCGCCACCTTCGTAGTCATCATTTAAATAAAATACTAATGAATACCTTAGTCTTTTATCTCCCTCTTGCTGGTCAAAGTGTGCACCCATAAATGTTCCAGCAGAATATTTCTTAATATCAAATACAGGAAGAATAATCGGTTCATCAAAATCTCCAAGAGATGTTGCATAATCTTTGCACACATTGTAAAATATGTCCGTTACAGTTTTATAGATATAGTCAAATGCCTCTTTGTCTTTTGGCTCATTTACTTTGGCCTCATCTAAAGAAACAACCTTTTGTGAACCGTAGGTATACATTTCCCCACTGCAGGTTGTCCAGTCTTGCCACTTTGTTATTGAGTTTCCTAGATCCTTGTTTTCTGTACTCTCAATAATTTCTATAAACTTCTTTGGGTCTGGAATAACATTTTTGTAGTAGTAAACATTTTTTTCTAATATTTCTTTATCCATTTTTATCTCCTTTATTATTGATGCTTTCAAGTTTACCATAGTATTCTTCAAAACTAATGATGCAAGGAATCTCATTTATAATTCTGGCATTATTTCTTCTCTTAATAAAGGTAACTCGCTCATCTTCCATTTCTTGCCATTTTTCTTTCCCATATTTTTCTTGCATTTCTAGCCACTTAGCGCTACCCTCGTAGTTATACCTCCAATAAGTTCTAATAATATACTTTTTCCCTTTTGTAGTTGCATTGACTCCGTGATAGTTCGGGTGGTTGGACGGGAACACCATAATGTCGCCTTCTCCAGGACTATAAGAAAACTCTTTTTCAACAGTTTGCAAATCTTTGTCAGCAAAAATTTTAAAGTTAATCTCCCCACCAGTGTATCCCTCATTTAGATAAAAGACTGCAGTAAGGCCAAACTTGACACCTGGCATATGCTCTAACTCTCTTTGATAGTCTGTGTGGTATGACATGTTATATGCAGCATCTTCCTGTTGACCATACATCGCTATATTCCATCCTGAGTAAATCCAATTATCAAACTCTATATTGTTTTCTTCTATATACTTTTTTGTAACTTCATAAAATAAGTCATTAATTTGATTTTCAAAATAAATATCAGACTCACTTTTATTACGATCAGAATGATAGTCAGATATTTGTTTTTTAAAATCTTCTACATTAGGAAAACTTGTAAACTGACAGCCATGTTCAGAGACAGAGGCATTAGTTCCAAATAAATACCAGTCTTGCCACTCTCTATTTTTTTCAAAATACTCTATAAGATCTTTGCCATTTTTTAAAGCATTTTTAAAAATCCAGACATTGTGTATTTTTTCAATATTACATGTGTCCATGTGATTCCTGATCTTCATGAAGTTCCATATTGTTGTGTATCCAGTGGCTAGGAACCATATATTTAAAGTTACTCTTTACTAGATGTGCTGTGTGATAATATGGGGCAGAAGATGGGAAAATAATAATGCTTCCTGCTTTTGGCTTAAGACCAAACTGTATTTTTCCTTTACCCAAGGCCTCTTCATAGTCTAATTCTGGAGCAGGAACTTTGCTAACATCCTCATAATCTGATAACAAGAACGATATTTCTCCTCCTTCAAAATCATCATTTAGATACATAACAAGAGAGTATCTGAGGGTTTTGTCTCCATCTAACTGATCAAAGTGAGATCCCATCCCAATGCCTGAGTTATACTTTTTAATATTAAATGTTGGAAATAGACGTGGCTCATCACTATCTCCAATTGTCTTAGCATAGTCTGCAGACACATCATAAAAAGACTCCATGATGTTATTATAAATATATGTCATTTTTTCTTTATAATCTGGATCTATAAGTATATTATTTATTTGATTTATGTCAAAAGTTTTGGTTTTACCATAAAGAAAACTTTTATCGTTAGATGCTGTCCAGTCTAGCCAAGTTTCTCTTCCATACTCTTTATCAAGAGCATCAACTTCATCAATGGTCTGCATCAACTTATCAAAATTTTTAACACTATCTTCATAGTAATAAATTTTATTTTCTATCATTACTTTATTCATAGAATCATCATTTCCCTAGTATTTATTATTCTTATAAAAATCTATAACCTTTATAAAACCAACCAAAACATATCTGATTGGGCCAGCCTGTACGTGTCTTACTCCATGGTTAAACTCACTTGTACCAGGAAATACAATCAAAGATCCAGGCTTTGGCTTTATTTCTATGTCTTTATTAGTAAAGAATAACTCACCGCCATTATAGTTATCATTTATATATATAATTGTGGCATATCTAATAGATGGATCTGTATCTTGATCTGTATGAGCCTTTAACTGGATACCCTCTTGCATTCTCTGCAAAGTCTTTAGACCACTTGCCTCTAATGATGGATCTGCCAAGTTAACAAAATGATTTAGTCTTTCAATAATTCCGTGTGTCACTGGTTCATTTTCAAGATTATAGTTTTTGTCTTCCCATCCTTGGGTTATCTCAAACTTTCCTTCTGCAACCAAGTTATCTACATCATCTCTGCCAAATTTTTCTAAACAAAACCTTTTAAGATTTTGTGTATACTCTATAAACCAGTCTTCTTCTGGCAAGCCATTAATTATATCTGTAATAATTTTAAGGTCATCTGAAGATAAAAAATTTTCAACAACAATAACATTATCTACAATTTCATTTACTACAAATCCACCATCTTCTAACTCTTGCTTTAAAAATGCAGTCATTTATCCCAACTCCTCAGCCTTATATGGTTTTCCTTCTACATCAAGTTTATATCCATCTTGAAGTAACTTTTGCCACTCTTCTTTTTCAACCTTTTGAGCATCTCTAATTTTTTGCATTTCTTCTTTCCATTGTAT